ATTGTGATGGTGGATGCGTTGCGTTCGGTTGGATAATAAGCACCGACGCCACCTACTGGTCTATATGTACCAGACCCTGCATCTGGACTATTGCCTGTCCACGTTACGCCGTATAGGTCTGTGGCAGGTGCGCCTGTAGCTGTACCAAACGATGTATTTGGACTACTTGCATAACTTGTACCCGGCTGAAGGTTATTTAACCCAAATAGCAAGCTCTCGAAAGAGTCAACACCGAATACGCCGGTGGATGTGCTAGTACCAGATGCTGGAATATTTGTAACTGTATTTGTGCAGCTCACAAAACGGTTATATGTTTGCGAACCACTTACCGATGATGTCCCAGATATGCCGGTTGTGCATCGCTTGAATAGGCAGTTTTTGATTGTCAAAAATGCGTTTGCAGACCCACTAGATTGAACGATTGCAGACCCACTAGCATTTACAAATGTACAGTTTGTGATTGCAGCTGTAATTGAGTACAGTAAAGCTCTGTCAGTACCTGCTCCATCAAAATAGCAGTTTTGTATTGTTGTGGTATCAGATACTTGAGATGCTCCAGTTAAATAAAATGCAAATGCAGTAGTTGGGCCAAAATAGCACTGATCAAATGTTGCATCCAAAGGTGTAGATGCTGTTGCCGTTAACCTGACTTGACCAGCATTAGTTACAAGGGGAGCATTTTCAGTGCGAAACACACACCGGGTAAACTTTATATACCTTGATGTAAAAAACTCAACTGCACTCACGGTATTTGAATGGTTAGACTCAAAAACTATGTTGCTGAATGAATAATAGTTTTTAGATGTTGCTGTAATCAGGTATGTATTTGTAAATGTTGCGGTAGTCCCAGCAGCGTTATACGCCGATAGTTTGACTACTCCAGCATTTACGCCGGGGAACTGTGACGCTGTTGGATTACCTATAATCTGGACTTCACTGGTCGGGCTGGTGGCTAATACGCTGATACTTTCGGTATACGTGCCGGGAGCAATGTAAACAATGTCTCCTCCTGTCACGACAGATCCAGAAGCAAACACCTTACCAATGGTTTGCCACGCCAGAGTAGTACTAGAACCTAACCCGGTATTACTGTTGTTGCCGTCTGGTCTAACATAATAAGTAGCCATTATTCAGCCGTTCCTGCCACGATTTCTTGAGCCATAATCACCGCAAACTGGTTGCTATATGCCTGTTGAAACTGCGCATCCTGCAAAACCCACCAACCGAATACGGATGTCCCATTTTCACCGAATGTACCAAGCAGGTTGCCGTCGTTGTCGTAGATATCACCAAAGACAATCCAATCACCGGGACTGTTCGGGTTAGGCTCCAGCCTGTAGTTTTGCAGGTTCATTTGCCCACCTTAAGGGCATTCACGCCCGTACCCTTGAACGGCATCGTCAAGAATCCAAGCGCAGCACTCATCGCAGTATTCATCTTACTTGTCCCATACGTCCTTCGATGTTAGACACACGACTTTCAATCTTACCCAGACGTGTCTCAATGTGATTGCCACGTGTCTTGACTTCTTGTATCTCATCCCGCATGCCACGGAGTTGCTCATCCATACGAGCAAAGCCCATAGCCGTTTGTATCGCAGTCATCATAATAGGAAGCAACAAAGTAGCCACCGCCACAACCAAGTGCCAAACTTCTAAGCTCATCTGACTTCCTTTCCTGCTTCCGTATAGCGGGAGAGTATCTGGGTTTCAATGTCTTTGCGTACATCTGTTTCGATCTGCGACTTAATGTTAGTCTTGAATGCTGGCATATCCGCATCCTGTCGCATGAAGAACGCAATCAAAGCCGTAATCACAGCAGGTACGCCAGCTCGCAATGCTTCTATGCTTGCAATACTAGCCACCTTCATTACATGACCAAATGTGGAATCATCCCTTAGTGGCATGCCATCCCAAGCCGCATTGAACGCTGGTAATGCACTAGCGAAGAAAGCACCAACAATAACCCACCACAAGCGACCATATGCAATGTTCACGGTTTACGTCTCTCGGCTTTCACAGTGATAAAAACTGCATCTGTTCTACCGGGGTCACTACCCGTAATCATGTAGTCAATGTTATTCACCCTCAACCGCTCATACTGTGTTACTTCAGTATCAGCAGGAAGGATAATCTCAGCATCGTACAAAGGTTGCGTCTTCTTTCCAGCAAACTCTTCGTTACGTGCTTGTCGTGGTAATCGCACACGACATGGAAAAGTCTTGTAACCACCAGGCGCCGGCACAAGTGTGTACTGTACGTTGGCAGACCCAATGCTTGTAGTAGGTCCAGTGTTGATCGGCCTCAGCGCAAACGCCGTGTCAGTAAGCAAACGCGCTTGCATCTGCGTAGACAAGTAGCCCATCATCCCTTTGCCTGGTGTTGCAGGTATCACGGAACCCACATGTCCATAAAGGTGTTAGCCATGCGTACACAGTGTGAGTGTCGCTGTTGTAATTCAAGTTGTAGCCACTCGTCGCTAGTGTTGATGTCGTTCACACACTTAGCTGCTTTGAGTGTCCATGCCGCCTTAGCAAGACCAGACAAGTCGTAGTTATCTGTCGGCGCATCGCCTTCATCTTGCCAGTAGCACGTATTATCGGTGACGACATAGCCTACCCTGCTTGCGCGTAAGGTAGGCCATGAAGGTTCAGTTGCACCGGTAATACCAGACTCTATACAACGGTATAGCCTGTTGCTGGTAGTTATACGGATGCGATAGTTGCCGTTAAAGGTAGTAGACGCAACCCAGTCATTACCAATCTTGTACCGATTGACTAGCTGTACCAATTCATCCGGTGATAAGACCGGATCTATATTGGCATCAGCGTAAGTCGTCAGCCAGTTGATTGCTTCTATCTGTGTCACGTCTACCGCCTATAACTACGATCCGCCGTTGAGGAAGATGCCACCTTCGACAGTGGTCGTATCCTGCGTCACAGGTACCTGTGTTGCATTCCACAACTTAGCGTCAAGGTAATCAACCGTTGCATTCTGCGTTGCACGGCTAGTAAGAAGACGGAAGTAACGCTTCTTTGGCTTGTGCACTTCGAAGAAAACAATCTTGTTGTCATCTGTATCAGCGATTGTAACACTACCACCGGTTACATCCGTAAACGTGGTGTTGTCATCTGACCACTGAAGCTTGGAGCTTGTAACTGCACCAGAGACAATAGCACCCATTACCAACTGGAAGCAGATGTTGTTGAATCCAACAACGTCAATGCTGTCACTGGTGATAGCGGTTGTGCCAGCAGCGCCAACAAAGTTGGTACCATCTGGCTTCATGCGCTTGTGGTAAATCTCTTTTTGGATTTGTCTAAGAACCATAATAGTTTCCTTTCAAAAGGGGAGGTATTACCCTCCCCTACATCACTAAGCGGATACCTTATGGGCAATCAGCTTCCAGTTCTCTACTGGGCGTCCACCATGGCGGAAGCGTCCAACAAGTCCAACCTTGTTGTTCTCAGCGTAGCGCTCAAGAAGAACCTGGATGGAGAGTCCAAGGCGATTGACCAAGTAGTAACCAGACCAGTCACCAGAGATGACAGGGTATGCGTTAGCCGCAACGTTAGGCATGAAACCACTGTAGATAACAGGGTAACCAAGCAACGTGTCCACTCGGCTTCCAGCAAGACCCGAATCCTGATAGCCATAAGCAAACAGGTAGCGGTTCTGAAGGTCCTTGAGTTTGTCAACAGAACGCTTCGTGCTTACACGGTTCATGACAACACGGATGTTCTCGTTGTACTGTTCTGGGAGCGTATCGATAAGATCAATAAGTCCGTCAGCAGTAAGAGCAGAAGCAGATCCAGAGTTAACAATACGTGGCGCATCAGCTGTGCCGATTGCAGACAGGATACCAAGTGGCTGGTTTACACCGGAACCACTAAGAATCATGCGGTCGCGCTCAAGTGCGATGGTCTCATCAAACTTGTCGGCAATCCATCCCTGAATGTCGATGGCAGCATCTTCCAGCATGTTGCGGGTGATACGGCTTTTCATCATTCCAGTGTAGACATCGATACGAGTCTGGCCAAAGAGGTCAGCGTCGTCTACTAGTCCTTCATCTGTTCCCGCTTGCTCACCGGTGTAGGTGACGCGGAATCCAGTGCTGTAGATGTCGTTGCTGTCAACATAGTTGACCTTTGGCATTTCGACAGCATCACGGCTTGTGGAAAGCTGAGTAACAAGACCAGCAACACGGGTAGGAGTAGCCAAGCGGCTAACAACACGGTTGATGATTTCAGGTGTTACAAAGTAACCACCCTGTGGGTCAAGTCCAACTTCGAGGTCTTTACGAGCAGTTGCACCCATGCCGGTAATACCCTTACGAAGGTATTCATGGAAAGCTTGCTTGTAACCATCGGTGTTCATGTGTGTCCAAACACTCTTGGTAAAAGTACCTTCACCAATTTGGTTGACTTCCATGGACTGACGGCTACGCTCGATGTCTGCGTGACCAGCCTTAGCGTAATGAACATTGCCAGGAAGCTCGTTCACTGGTTCGGACAACCACGCCTTCTCATCCTGTGCTGTCTTGATTGCTTCATACTGTGACTTAGCAACAATGATTGCATCGTTGATCGACTTTACCTTTGCCAGGTCGTCGCCACAGAAATCAGCCTTACCAAGAATCTGATCGCGTTCTGCCGACTTGGCTTTGATACCATCGACAATCTTGTTAAGATCCATTTGATCTCTCCTTACTTGATTGATAGCTCAAAGATTGTGTTATCTATTTCAGCACTAGCCTTCAGAGCTTCCACCAATGCTGACTGTGATTCGGCTTTCGCGACATCCCGCTGCTTCCAGCCTTGCGATGCAATTATCTTCGCATCACTCTTAGAAAAGCGTCCACTTGTATGTAACCACTTTTCAAAGTCTCTTACCGTTGTCAATTGTACAGACTTGACTTGATTCATAAAATCGTCGCCAATCGCATCAATATGCGAGACGACAATCTTAGCCTTATCTGCAAATTCATCCAACGCTTCACCAACCATTTCCGGTTCATCCGGGTTGTTAGCAATATACGTCATCAAACGACCAAACAACATCTGTAGACCATACAAAGATAATTCGTCGTTGATACTACCAAGCATCCCAGTGTCTTCGGCTTCTTCTCCAGCCTCGTCTTCAGGAATACCTTCGTCTTCTTCTTCGTATTCCATTTCGACTTTATGAGACATCTTCTCTTCGTCGTCTTCTTTTTCCATGTCGTCTGCATCGTAGGCGCCAAACATAGACTTGTTATTCATAATGGTATTACGACATCTCTTAGCAAAGGAGAATCCAGCGTCTCCACCCCATGCGTCCCATGCAACGCGACCAGGGGATGGAAAACCTTCTTCTCCCGTGCTAAACCCTTTAGCCTTTTTGTCCACTTCGTGGCGGCTGAAGAACGAATACATTCTAAGTACTGTCTTTGCAGACAACGCTTCGCCCTTGACAATCTGATTGGCTCTTGCCCATCCAACTGCGGTAGCACCGTCGTGTCCATCTTCTCGCCATGCGATAGCTCTCTTCGCAGCAGACTTCATACCAGATGTAGGTTTAAATGTCTTCTCTTCCTTGACTGTATTCATCATCAAAGACTTTACCGGCATGACAGAGTTGCGTGGTTCAGCTGGACAAGGAGTCAATGACGCTTCAGCGATAGGCCAAGAAAGAATCTCTTTACGTTCAGCGCTCTTGCGATTGTACGAAACGAGATGAGGAGCAGCACCACTAGAAAGTCCAAGGCGTCCCTCTTTCAATAGTTGCGCAACCTTAGCCATGTACTTGTTGTTAATTTCGATCTGACCTTCATACCAAAGGCCAGCATCATCCATCTTTACTTTGCCGTGACCAATAACCTGATTACCAAAGACATCAGTAAACCCGTGTCCATAGTAAAGGTTCAAGTCAAACACATCACCTGATTTCAAAGGGCGTCCAAAATCGGTGTTGCGTGTAAAGTATTCGCCAGTGGTATCGTTAGCCCCGCCTTGATTATCAAAGCGTACTAAGTAACCTGAAAAGCGTCCATCGGATGATGCCTTTACTGCATCTCCAATCCAGCACAAGACTTCGTTATTCATCTGCTTGACCCACCAACCTTTTCCAAATCCGATGGTGACGGAATATGCATCTCTTCACTTGCTTGTTCCCTGCGTGAAATGTCTTCACCACGGGGTTTCGTTGATGCCAATGAAGGAGTAATAACTGGCGCTTCAGTCTGCGATAGATACTCGTTACGTGCTTCCACGCTTTCCAAGTCAGCTTCCATTGCTTCGTGGAACGACAACTCTCTACCAACTTCTTCACGCGCTTCGTCAACAGTAATGATTCCAGCGAGAACGTCTGCACGTGCTTCACGACGGGAATCAAGTACATCAGACTTCAGCTCAAGGATGCCTGACGTATCGTAAAACACCCAAAGGTCTTCACTATCAGGATATGTTCGTAGGACCTTACGCGTTAACTCATAAGCAAACATCTTCATGAATGGCAGGATGCCACTACGCCATGACTGCTTAATTGACTCCTGCTTGTTGTTGAACGTCGCACGTTGCACACCAGTCCAAAGACCAAGTGCCAGCGGATCAAGACCAAGTGATGCAGGAATACGTGTTTCAGGCATCGAACGTACATCATTCAGCGCCATCTCATCTGGCTTGAATCCAAGCTGATGCATGTCCAAGGCGCCAGGGATAAACCTTGGCTTGCCTGGTTCACGAGACATCTTCTCTTGCAAGCGACGTGTCATGTTGTCTGCTTGCTCTGGTGTCATCGGCGCCGCTTGTTCACCACCCTCAAGCTTTAGGACTTTGGGGGTAAATACGACCGGAGGTACGCCACCGGAGGAAGCAAGTCCAGCACTGAAATCACTGTACGAGTTGTCGGTAATGATTTCACGATACAAAGCCGCAAGCGGCGAAACACCTTGTAGAGGTAAACGCTCATCGATTCCATACTTGACATGGACTACGTCTTCCTTCTTCAACTTCATCATGTCGCCGAAAGGACTATATTCGTAATAGTCCAGATAGCCAGCGTCGTTTGGGATAGGACGTATCCAACGTGCAGGAATCCACAGGAGGCGGATAGGAGTGTTTTCTCTGTCACGAGTGACGTAGATGTATCCGTTACCTTTACGGATGACATCGGTCATCACAGCCCAGACTAGTTGTGTTCCACCGTAATGGTCGTTAGGAAACTCAATCAGGTTCTCAAGGGGATGCTGTTTTTCAAGTCCCTTGTAGTTGACACCGTCGCGAGTACCTACAGATACAGGTGCTTGCTGCCATGACGTAGCGATGAAGTTGATGCAGATACTAACGATAGCATTGTCTCTACCTTCATTCGCTTGCGCTGGGTCAAGGGTACGGTAAGGACTAAGAAGGTCGGAGAATGACTGGAACCCAGTAATGAACTGGCCATAGGCGTAACGAGGTAATGGAGTGTCGTCACCGATAGACAACTCGTTTGCTCTTTTCAAACCAAGCTTATGTAAAGCTTTATCCCAGAATGCCATGTAGCCTCGCTAAAAAGTATACAGACCGATACAAAAGCCAATACGCAATCAGATAATCAACGTCAAGTCTATACACTTGCTTAAAACACATCCCAATTAACGCTGACTTGGCGGCGCGCTGTTTCCTCAGCAAGAGTCGTGAATGCGTCAGCCAAAGCGTCAACGATGTCGTCGTGCTTCCCATTAGGAAACATCTTCAATTCATCCACTACTATACTATTCCATTCGGCCTTTACCATGCGGAAATGCCCTTGGTTTACTTGACTTGACATCGGATCCGCACGAATAGTCTTGTCACCAGATATCGCTTTAAACCTCAGTCTATGTCCAGACAACATCCTAGTTATACTCGCAACTAACGATTTACCTGCAGCACCAGGGTCTTGTGGAAACCGCTGAATGGTTTCTTCCATGCCGTCAACCATACACGTTACACGAATCATTTCATCGCGTTCGTTTGTCGCTAACTGCTTACGGACAACATCAAGAATCCAGTAGTTACCATCCTCACCAAGACCAACCAAGACACCAACCGTAAAGTCACCTTTACCCTTAGTAGATGCTAAGTCCCATCCTCTTACTTGTGCTTTCATCTCTGGAGGATTACCTTCAAGGATATTGTCAGCAAGAATCATGTTTCCTTGTTGTGTGCTTGGTCTCTGTTGGTATTGACTATTCCAAACACGCTCACTAACAGCAGCACGTAACCCGGCTAACTCCTTAGTGTCGTATCGTTCTGGCCACAATGCCTGACCATATGTCCTACCAAGGACGTCTGTGTCATCTGCGGAATCTGGTTCAGCGATAGCAGGGAAGCTTACAATCTTCCACTTTTCACCAGCATGCTTCATCTCTTCAATCAAACGACCAGCCAAGTCATCCTCATGCCAGCGGGTCATAATCAGGATAATGCGACCACCAGGCTCAAGACGAGTACGAAGCTTAGACTGATACCAACGCCATAGACTCTCGCGTCTATCTTCGGTCCATACTGCTTCTTCATCTGCTACAGGGTCATCAATAAGGATAAGGTCAGCACCACGTCCTGTGATACCACCACCAACACCAGCTGCTCTGTATGTGGCTCTGTGCGCCCACAGGAGCGCCCATGTCTGTGCATTACGTTGGTCGGTGGCTAACTGGCAATCAGGGAACACAGCGGCGAAGTCACGGTTGCTTTGTATGGTGTCACGAACAGAACGGCTAAACTGTTCGGCCAAGTCGTTTGAGTATGAACAATGGATGATTGTTCGCCGTGGGTCTCTACCAAGAAACCACGCAGGAAACTTCTCAGAGACTGTAGAAGACTTCCAGTGTCTCGGTGGCATGAACACCATCAAGCGATCAACATGACCGCTTTCGACTAACTCAAGCTCCTTGGCTAGTACCTTTAGGTGTCTTGCTTTGTATTGTTCCGCAGCCTTGCGATCAACGAAACCAGCAAATTCAGTAAGACTAATTCGTGCTGCACTTATTCTCTTTTCGTATGCTCTCTTCGCGGCTTCTGCCATCAGAGCGGATGTAGCGGCAGACTCTTGAATCTTACTCAATGACTTGTGCTTCCTCTATCTCTTCAGGTTCTGGTTTAGCGGCTATAAGTTGCGCTTCAGCAAGAATCTCTTCATGCGATAAGCCATACTGCTCTGCTAAAACCATCCATGACCCAGATGGTCCGATGCCCACATTCTCTGTGTTCTCACCGGCCAAGAGCAGCCTAAGTTTGACCATCTTCTGTAAGTCATCTACTGTGTCAAGACGTATCTCACCGCGCTGGAGGTTTTGCTTCCACTGCTCGATGGTCTCGTCAATGATGTCGATGTATGCAGCCTTAGCAACTGCAACGGAGGTCACGGAAGACTTTGTTAATTGGGCAGACACCTCAGCATCACGCTGAAGTGTCCTTGTTTCCCAACTAAAGTTACGTCGCCAACTGCGTACCGTTTGTATTGATACGTGGTGTTTATCAGCTACCTTTTGCAGATTCCTGTCCCTTGTGTCACCAAGGCTAAAGTAAGTCTCAAAAGCTTCACGCTGTAAAAGGTTTTCGTTGGCTATGTGCTTAGACATTAAGCGAACGGGTCCTCAATGTCAGAGACGTTGACAGGACTTACTCCACCTGTTGGTGCGCCTTCGTCTTTACTGCCCTTTGTAAGAGGCGAGACGTTGGCAACAACGATGTTTGTAAACCGCTTCTGTGAACCATCCATGGATTGCACGACATTGATTTCAATGCGTCCAGTGATAGCAACAAGTCGCCCTTTTTCAATGTACTTGCCTACAAACTCAGCAGTCTTGCCCCATGTTACACAGTCGAAGAAGTCAGTCTGCTTCTCCTTGTCCTTCATGTAAGGTCGGTCTACCGCAACAGAGAAGTTACATCGAGGTGATGCGCCTGTCCCAACGAAAGATGGATCTTTAGTTATCCTGCCCACTAGTGCTACTTGATTCATCATCTAAGTCTACTAACTCCTTTAGACGCCAGACTGCTTTTTTGATTTCTTCAGCTGCGTCATCGCTTCCCGTAAATTCCTTGGCTAAGTACCAGATAGCTTTAGCCAAGTCCCCATGATAAGTACATCCTTCTTTATTCCCACGACGTTGGATGTATTTGATCGCCGTGAAAAGATACCTACTCAGTTGCCAAGAATCCGCTACGTCGGTTGGACGTAGCGAATATTTATCGTAGTGGCTGTTATCCTTCACTCGGAACAGACACCTTGGGCTTACGAGGCTTTGGAACCTGGGCGATATTCTCGTCTACTGATTGAACAGCATCGACATCAAACTCATGCTTGGTGTCATGTGTGCCGCTGAAATTCAGCTTAGAGAAAACCCAATCCTGCGCTTCGCAAACCTTTTGAAAGACTTCTTGTCCTGCATTGGTTTCGTCGTAAACGTTTGCAACAAACGAGGATGGAGAAAGGTGAATAATCGCCTTTACTTCCGATCCAACTTGAAGGCGAACAATGCGCTCTGCACCGTTAACCGTATCGAACTGCCACACTGGTTCCATGCGTACTCTCCTAGTAAGTGAGGTTTTTTTACTATACACTTTACCTATGCGTGACGCAAAAATCAGCAAGCAGCCGAGTATTCACGGGTACACCGCGACTCAGCCTATATGCATGACTAAAGAGATGACTGGAGCAGAAGACGACTTTGGTAAGTGGCCTGTTGATTACCAGTCTGACCCACAGACGAAAACGTGTATACGGTTACCTGAACACTTGTTCACCATTATAAAAGAACAAGGGCTACATAAGACGATTCGCAGATTAATACTTATAAGTAATCCTCTGTACGCACATCACCTTATTACGCTCAAACCACTGAGTACCTTAAATAAAGCGCAACTTAGGCAACTCAGGGATGAGGCAATATCTATTCAATGTATGTCTCTGATGATTGAAGCAAACATGCCAGCCATGCGCGAGAACCTGTCAAAGCTGATTGCGATGTCCGATCACATTGCGGACCAAAGAGACAATGAACAGAAGCGCATTTTAAGAGAAGGTCGTAGGCAACGCTTACTGGACCTGCGAGCAAAAGGAAAACTGAATGTACGAGTACGCAATAAGACTAAAGAGAATAATTGATGGAGACACACTAGTTGTCGATATTGATTTAGGATTTGGCGTTTGGCTAAAAGATAAACATGTCCGTGTTTCAGGAGTAGACACACCTGAGATGGCTACACTCGAAGGAAAGCTGGCACGAGAGTTTACTTCCCTGTGGATGATAAACGAACCACCTGATAAATACCTACTACGTGTGGAGAATCATAAGTCAGATAAATATGGACGCATTCTTGGATCCGTGGGACGAATCACGGCTAAGAAAGAATGTACATATCTCAGGGATGCACTTATCCTTAGTAATCATGGAACGAAATACGATGGAGGAAAGAAACATGTCTGATAGGCCTATCGCACTCAAATCTATTGAGTTTGCTAGACTCAACCTTGGTGTACAAGAAGAAGGCAACAACCGTGGAAAGGCTGTCGAAGCTTACTTGGCATCATGTATTCCATCGTTACCACCAGGCAACCCTTGGTGTGTAGCAGTTGTACGCTTCCGCCTAAAGCAAGCGGCCACATCTTTTGGTGTGAAGTACGACGAGACAATGCCACGCACTGGTTACACTCCTGACTATGTTCGATGGGCAAAGAAGTACGGTTACTGGATTCCTGTGTCTGCAGCTCGCACACAACCACATCTACTTGATGAAGGCGACATTGCTTGCTTCTGGTTCAAGGCGCTAAACCGACATGCACATATGGGACAAATCGACAAGATACGATCCGATGGAACCGGGGTGCTGACAATCGAAGGTAACACATGTCCTGAGAACCATAACGGCGATGAGCGTGATGGAGACGGATATTACCCAAAGGTACGTGACTGGGATGAGTTTGTGTTGCATGGTGGCTTCATCAAACTCAATTTCTAACTGACAAGGTTTACTTGTGAGTTACATCACACCGTATTGCGGTAAATGTTGACGCTAGTGTATGATTCCGTATCGTTTCTTGTAGGGGAAAACATATGAACAAACACGACAAACGCGCACAGGATCTGCTTGAGTTAATCATTGCGGCTTCCTGTGAAGCAAAGTATCTGCGCTTTCATGGCCGCATAAACTCACGGATTGAGATGGAGTTGGATGATGCAGCTGGACTACTTAAGGTAGACACTGCAAACATCGCACAGGAACAGAAAGATAAACCATCTTTCTTGAAGAAGTTTGGCTTTCGATAATGCGCTACCTCAGCGTATGCAGTGGCATCGAAGCCGCAAGCGTAGCGTGGGAGTCCTTAGGATGGACTCCTGTTGCTTTTGCTGAGATCGAAAAGTTTCCATCACAGGTATTAGCACATCGTTTTCCACATGTGCAAAACCTTGGAGACATGACTAAGTTTACGGAATGGGATAAATGTATTGATAGAAAAGCAGTTGACCTTATCGTTGGAGGGACTCCCTGCCAAGCATTCTCCATTGCTGGACTTAGAAAAGGGATTGCAGATCCAAGAGGAAACCTGTCTCTCACCTTCTTATCAATGGTTGACTACTACCGCCCAGAGTGGGTTGTATGGGAAAATGTGCCCGGTGTTTTGTCAAGTAACGGAGGACGGGATTTTGGCTCCTTCATCACAGCGTTGGGGCACATCGGGTATGGGTACGCCTACAGAGTGCTTGACGCTCAATACTTCGGAGTCCCCCAGCGTCGCCGTAGAGTCTTTGTTGTCGCACATTCTTCAGGACTTAGTAGATATCCAGCCGAAATACTATTTGAGCCTGAGGGCTTGCGAAGGGATATTGAGGCGAGCAGAAAAAAGAAACAAAACACTGCCTCCCGCGCTTCGTCAAGCTTTGATTCAAATGGTATCCAAAAAACAGTAGGCACTCTGTGTGCTGATACTCACCCGGGGGCGTATTCTGGTCAGGATGCATACACCGGTAGGTTAGTACCAGTTCTTTATCAAAGCAATCAGACTGATGCTCGGCTAAAAGAAGAGCCTAACACCTGTCAAACTGTTATCGCTAGATGGGGCACAGGTGGTGGAAACACTCCTTTGGTAAGGCAACCTATTGCGCTAGCTGAAAATACAATTGGCAGACAACCAATGAATGGCGGGAACGGTAACGGTTTTACTGTAGGGGGACCAATGTACACCCTAAATGCAACCGGTGTACACGGAGTCGCATCACCAGACTACGATTTGGTTCGCAGGTTAACACCTGTTGAATGCGAAAGGCTGCAAGGATTCCCTGACGGTTGGACGGATGTACTTCCATCTACTCCCGACGGATCTCGTTACAAAGCAATAGGAAACTCAATGGCTGTACCAGTCATGCGTTGGATAGGGAAAAGAATAAATGAACATCGCTAAACTTGTAACGATTACACCGGACGCAGAGCAACACATTGCTTACTGCGCTCGCGTGTCATCACCAAACCAAGAGAACCCAGAGATAACACGTCTTCTCAAGTACTGCATCAGCCACAAACACTGGAGCATCTTTGAGATGGCGCACATGGTTATTGAAATCAAAACATCACGGGCTATAGCTGCACAGATTCTTAGACATAGATCCTTTTCATTCCAAGAATTTTCACAAAGATATGCACCTGTACCATCAGAGCCACCAAAGGTAATCAGTATGCAACGCCTCTCTGGCTCACACAACCGCCAATCAAGCTTGCCATTACCAGAGTGGGAAGAACTAACTGATCATCAACAACTAGTGCTCATACGGGCAGATGAAGTAGTCCAAAGCGCATTCACTGTTTACAACGACCTGCTGCAGTCAGGGTTTGCGACAGAGACAGCACGAATGATATTGCCGCTCGCAACACCAACACGCATGTACATGGCTGGGAACATCAGAGACTGGTTGCACTACGTTGACTTGCGAACGCAGGACGACACACAGTATGAGCACCGTCAAATAGCCAACGACATTAAACTCATCATCGAAGAGCAGTTGCCAACAATCTACGCAGCTATGTGGAATACAAATAAGCCAACTTACGACATCGTCAAAGACATTGACGGCGACGATCAAACGGATATATCAAAATAATGAACATCTTTGCATTGATGAACACAGACGAGGAAGTATTCCTTCCTGCGCAACAGACGACTCGGTCCGCTGGTTACGACCTACGAGCACGTATCGCAGAGCAACTGGTTATCCAGCCTGGTGAACGGGCATTGATTCCAACTGGAGTCTGCCTTACCAACGACATGCCTGACAACTACCTACTCGCTGTATGTAGTCGCTCTGGTCTTGCCATAAACCATGGAATCTATGTGTTGAACGCACCAGGCATCATTGATGCTGACTTTGTAGGGCAAGAGATACAAGTCATCTTGGCTAACTGTGGATCCGAACCGGTTTACATCGCACCACGGCTACGCATCGCACAATGCGTACTGTTCGAACACAAGGGACAGGTTGGAACCAACGAGACCTTACGCCTTGGCGGATTCGGAAGCACCGGTTAACTAGATAGTCAATTTACTGTTGACCACAAGCTCACGTTTGTTGGTTTGATGGTCATCAGTACATTCAAGCTCTAGTATCATGCCACCTTTTGGAAGAGCACTGCCATCCATCAGTGCACCGTAGTTATCCTTACGGCCAAACTCCATAAGGTGGCTTGATGTTGTTCCAACGTATGTATCCATGTACGCCCCGGTACGGATAGTCAATACGTCTTTGTGAGTCACTCTGTTTTCAAGCTTGACCTTACCCTTGTCAAAGAACACCTTGCCATCGCGTCCAGCTTGCCTATTGTGCGTGTGTCCACGCCATATGGCATCAACACCCTCTAGCCACATCTGAGCACGTGAGAACGTAATGGCACCCTTGGTTACAGGCGCTCCACCACCAGCGCCGTGATGGTAGTGAATGACGTAATGCCCATACCCACGCTTCTCATGGTTGCCCATGCTCATCCTGAAGTGCAGAAACCCATGATAGCCACCGTAGCTGATTGACTTACCTGACTCCTTGGCAAGTAGGATGCATAGATGCTTCACTGGCTCGATGTGATGGAATCTAGCGACACTGTCATCGTGATTCCCGTCACCAATCATGATGATGCGATCAGCGTACGGTTGGAGAATCTCGGCAGCCCACCTGATTGATTCGCCGATCATGTCATCGCCAGCGGTAAACATCCGTGGGTGTAAGTTGTTAGCCCGGTAACGCTTCCTATCACCAGGGAGGATGGCGTCAAAGACGTCACCATTGATTGCAATGAGAGCGTCTAAGTCTTTTGCTCGCTTCAGCTCTTGGTCAATTAACTTGTAATCGGTATGCAACGATCCGATGTGCAAGTCCGACATCAAGGCTACTTTGACTGTGCTTCCTGTTACATGCTCGATTACTGTCATAATTTGATTATTGACAGATAATTTGGGGTGTGTAGTATTACGTGTTAACGGCTGTCAGAATGCACGTGTCTATACTTGACCCACGCCTTAGCACAAAAAAAGGGCATCCGAAGATACCCTTTAGGTTTGGACATGAAGACTAGGGAATGCCTTGTTCGCGCAAGACAGACAACGGAGTAATTCGGATTAGGTGGCCATACTCCGCTGTCTGTTCTATATATATCATGCGCTCTAAAGGCAGTCCAGCATCATAAAGCGCAAGTCGTCCCGGACCAAGTATGTCAGCCAGTATCGCACGTGGCATCATTCCCAGTATCTGATCCAGTGACATGTAGTTAGGTACAGCGCCACCCTGAACAGATGCATACTCCATCCAAGTCATCGTGACCGGCACCAACATACACCTACACCGGGGATGCGACTCAAACTCATCTGCCAATGCATAAAGCTTTCCATGAAGCGCCAAGCATCCTACGCAAGTCTTGTTGTCTATGACCGCTACACGTCTGTATGACTTCACCAGTGGCTGATTCAAAGCATTGATACGCTTCACAACGCGCCGTGTAGTAGCCTCTACTTCCGTGGTGGATATATTCTCAGCGTAGCTATCAATCGTGTCTATAGCGTCGTTTACAGAGTCAATGAAATCCTCACGCGTCAAGTCAGGGTTGTTGATGTATTCCCTAAACTTGGTTGTGATCCGCGTAAACACATCAGTGGTGGTGTCACTGATGATGTTCGCGATTGCTGTACCACCAAAACTGATACCAGTGACGAATTCATCTTTCCCTGGAGTGCGAATAGTAGGTTTCATAACCCGTGCTGGCTTCTTGCCCATGTTGGCAATGATGACAGACGGGTAAAACGTCAATGTAGCTGCAATGGCCGCATCCTGAGCAACAGTTATGTCTTCCTCAACGCTTTGTACATACTGGGTTTGCTTATCTGGATCCTGCAGTAAGTCAATGATTTCACGGTAGTACTGCTGCATCTGAAACACAGTGACATCAGGCTGTTGAGACATAGCAAGGATGTCAATGACGCGATCGTACACGTTCACAAACGTGCTACTAAGCTTGTCCTTTGCCTGTGTCAGTACAGAATCAATCTCGTCCCTGTAATAACCAAGCGCACCACCAATCAAGTTAAATGTGTCCTTCTTAATTGACTTGTTCCTAGGAGAGCAACAATGCTCACCACACACGTAAACCATCCATTCATTGTCCATAAGAACATTCTCCTTGCTATACAACCAGCACTTGTTATAGAATAGTGTAACGCATTTTGATGCTATCACGGGATGTGGGGAGACATACATTGGGAAAAAGACAAGGTTTTATGTGGGCATTCTCCGAGTTAATGAAGGGTAAACCTGTAACTCGGTTCGAAGCTCGCTGGCTTCTTCAGTTGGTAGAGAAGTCCATCATCCGATATCGGCTTGACGGTGGTGGTAACCGCATATTTGAAGGTCATGCTACGTTGTCATCAGCAGACATGTTGTCCAATGATTGGGTAGAGTACATCCCATGAATTTCGGTGAATCGTACCGGTGTCTATTTGAAGGACGCGGAATACGACGTAAAGCATGGGCGGAAGGGATGATAGTACGCCTACCTACAACACAAGCGGATCATCTAGTACTCCATTTCCCATCAGGGAATCGCATGGTGTGGAGTCCAGCAGCTTCTGACTTGTACGACAAGCAATTACAGAAGATTCGAGACGACTGGGAGATTGTTCTATGACACACATATCAGTAAAAGATAACGGGTTTGACTTTCCTAAGCACTGGATTGAATTCTACGAAGTCTGTGCAGATAACGGATACGGTGCTGTGATCGCTAGATGCGAACAGGTAATCGTTGGCGCAGTTATCCAAGAGATGCGTAACGTCAAGCACGGCACCCTTCAACCAGAACCACATCACCAGGCAATCCTTGACCACGTAGACGAGTTGATTGAGACAACGGTAGTGGACGAATGGTTGGAAGAGCTTACTGAAATCCTCAAAGACTTTAACAGAGAGATTGCGTACGAAGACTAATGGATAAACGAAGAAAACTAACCGATGAGAAGATGGATCAAATACGCCGTCTGATCAAGCAAGGCCGAACACTAGACACTATTGCTAGGCTATTCAACGTCAGCACAACCACTGTACACAGAATCAAGGATGCGCAAAGCAGAGGTGAAGTCAAGCTCAAACGGTCTTCCCTCTTCAGCTGCATGAACCTGATCAAGACTGGCTTGCCCTTCAGGCGTGTGTGCTGGCCAGAGAAGCTCTACTACTACTACGATCTAGGAGAACACTGGTTCCTTCAAGTCAACAATGAAAGCGGATGTGAAATCATCTTGTACACCATCGATTTCTCCCTTGAAGACTTGATGGCTAAGGATTGGGTTGTACTTACGTGGGATGCAGTAGCAACACCGGAACAGACGCAATAGTGGTTGGTTCCATTTTGAACCTAACCTCTTCACTAAAAGTCTTTGCTAAAAATATTTGTCTAGCTAAGTTAGTAAAGACTTTTTACCTAGTAGGCATCATTGAACTTGTAAGAAATCCTTACAAGTTGGGAGATAAAGAATGGCAAGATTTGGTGAAGTAATACAAGACTTGATGGAGGGTGGCAGCAAAGCCGTATTGCGTAGCGAATGGGGAGGTTCGGTATTCCTGCGCTACTCCGAGCTATGGAATATTTTTGAACTGCATGGCCCAGGGGGACGCGTTACGCAGTTGGAAGAACTTAGCCTTTCACCCGGTGACCTTTTTGCTACTGACTGGGATGTTGTCAGACTTGACCCTCAAACCGGGGAGGTAGCCAAATGAAGTTTAGTCAAGTAGCCGAAGCACTCATGCAAGGCAAGCGTGTACGCAAAACCAGTTGGGATGACAGTACTGCTTTCTTGAAGTATGACGAAGAGTGCAATACGTTTGATTTCTACATGACTACATTTGGGGAGATTTACACTACGCATTCCTACACAACGTTAGACCTGACACCCAAAGACCTGATTTGCGATTCATGGGAAGTAATGAACGACCATGTTGTTGACGTCAACAAAAAGGTAGAATCTAACTAGACGTGGAGCCAGGATAACAACCTTGGATTGGTAATTGATAACTGGCTCCAGTTGTAAAGAAATACTTTACAACTTACAATGGAGACGGCAGGGCAACCTGACTACGTTTGAAACAACTACTGACTCACAAGAAGACCACCGGATTGCATAGACCCAGCTTGCTGGACGAAGCCTATGATGTCTGGTGGTTTTTTTGTTTGCCCAGCACTAAGCCTTTGAGGGAGCGGGTGTAACCCGACTCAACTCAAACACACAACCATCGTGATCATTACAGTAAACAACAGCTGAAGAACGCTTCCTGTAGATCCTGATAACTTCCCCGTCAACACCATAAACAACATACTGAATAGAAGCTGCACGTAACCTATTAACCTTACGATCATGCTCCCACCTAGAACAATCCCAACGATCTGTATAACTACGACTAGGCATATATTCCCCATTAACCTAATTACGTCAACCAACCCTTATACTAATTAGACTATATATCTACTAAGAAGTAAGTTTTCAATCAATCAAATTCTAAAACTCTTACTTCTTAGTAGATATATTTAATAATATGTCCTACACAAATTCCAATGCTAGAGGACAAAACAAAAAACTATACAAATAATACAACTATTTTCACAACCAGCCTTAGAGCTTGTGACTAACGGACAGGAAGCGAAAGTGAGAAAATATGTGTGTTACCTATTGCGATCTAGCCTTTTCGATTTCGTTACACTCCTCTACTCCTGATCTACATCAGACAATACAAATACAATGCGCGCGTGTTTACAGGTGTTATTTGCACACACACACCTATATTGCACACCTTGAAATGTATCTACATCCATTGCATTGACAGTAAATAGATCACCGTGTGCCGTGTTAATCAGACTGTTATATTTGCGCGGGCATCAATAATCAGCTGATCTATTTAATAAAACATCGGACGTTTTATTTGTTGCATGGTGCCTGTAAACAATAGCGCGTGGTGTGAATGCATCTATAGGTTCACACGGTGCCCGTATAGGCATGTTTTGTGATCTGGTGCCTGTTTACCTTGTGATCTGTTTTAGGTGTGTGATCGCGTGGTGTAGCTGATCATCTGGTGGTGTCTATCGTTGCATGTATAGGCGTATGTGTCGTGTTTATCTATTGATCTAGTGATCTGCTAACACGGGTCAATTTAGGCGCTATATTCGCGAATTTCGGCACCTGGCGACGGCATGTATATATCGATGTGTTTACAGGTGCCTGAACACGGGCATTTGTGCCTGATCATGTGCCTGTTATTAGGTGTTCATACATGGTGCCCGCAGCGGGCATTTTCGGGCATGTATAGGCACACACAAGGGCATTTGTACCTGCTGTCAGGTGTTCAGCTGATCTACAGGTGATCATCTGGTGGTGTGTTTGTGCCGTGTCTACAGGTGATCTACAGGTGCCGTGTTTATCATTGGCATGATCTGCCGATAGTGTGATCTGGTGCCGTGTCTACAGACACGTACAATGCCCGTACGCGCGCGTTTTCACATCTGGTGCGTATTGCATAGACAAACAAAAACACGGGCGATATTGCCCGTGTTCATTGTCTACCGTGTGTGTTTATCTATTCAGCGTTATGTTTTTCGATTTCATCTATGGTGCACCATGCATGCCCGATAACACCTAAAACACATAATGTAATACCGCTGATCACCATACATAGAATTAATGCGATCATGCGTATAACAATCCGATTAAATGACGCACCACCAATAGAATGACGGTGCCACCAATAATGCCCGCTGAATACACCGTAGCGCGTAGCGCTGATTTAGATGTAGTGTCATTCATTCCATATGCGACAAATGACAGACACCAGACGACGACAAATGCAACAATCCAATATGTGAACATGTTATTTACCACCATTAACGCGGGCATTGTAACGGGCGATGTTTTCAGCTACGCGGGCATTATGACGTGCTATATTTTCCGCTACGCGCTGATCATGTCGCGCTATGTTTTCCGCTACGCGTTCATTATGCCGTGCGATGTTTTCAGCTACGCGCGCGTCGTGTCTAGCGATGTTTTCAGCTACGCGCATCTCGTGTGCCGTCTTCTGCTCAAAAGAAGTATCTACGAAAACCTTACAATTCGATAGAATTTCTGTTATTCCATTAACCTGTTTAAGATTTTTAGCATTCTGTTTTTCATCT